ATTGATTCAGTTTTATAAATTGGTTCACCAAATGGATCAGCGCCACTCTTTACTTTATCAATCAAAGTTACCGTTATTCCGTGGATTCGTGTCATAAGGTTCCATCACCCCGTATCTTTGCCGTCTCAAACCTAATTTAGTTAGTTCTGAATTTTTTATGAATAAACCACCTCCAGGAACTAAGTACGATCCGGACCATGAGTAGCCCATAGCTGCTTCACTCGCTTGTGTCATTGGTTCCTGATCAGTTGATGTCATTAGAGTTCTTGCAACAACATCCACGGTTACAGATTGAACTACTGTGGCATAAGATAACCGCTCTGCAACCATATTATCAAGGTCCTTACCAACTTTGAGAGCTTGCTCTCTTAATGAGTCAGAGACTACTTTAAGTAGTTTGGTGGCACGTGGAATTTCATCAGGTTTAAGCTTTCGCCACATTACTTGTAAATCATCAATCGTAGCAAAATCATCCATGACTATTTCTTACCTTTCATCATCAAATCATAAAGAATTTCTTTCTTAGCATTGGAATCGTATTTGATTCCAAATGCATCCAATTCTTGCATAATTTTTGCTTTAGTAATTCCTTCGCTGTCATCATCGTTTGATGTTGTGTCAGGAACTGGCTTAGACTTAACCGTCGTTTTTTTAACTTTATCTTGAACATTGTTTTCATCAGCAGGAACCCAGTCCCCGCCTCTGATTCGTGAAGCTACATCAATGATCACTTTCGTTTTAGAATTTTGATATTTCATTTATTTATGCCTCCGCTGGTTTAATTACACGTGCAAAACTATTATTATCCATAATTCCCCAACCAAGATATGTTTCAGAACGCAAGTAAACTTGGTTATAACCCTTTAAATCTTGGCCTGAATTGTCTGGATCACCATATTGAATTACTTCCATCGGAATTTGTTTAGCAAATCCCCATTGGAACATATTAGTAAAGTCACCCAAAATTGCGTAATCTTTTGAACCACTTGCAACGGTATTATTTACATCTGTTTGCAATCCATTGATTGAACCAGGATTGGCACCCCAAGCTAATGTTGGGAATAAACGATTATTACTGTTATCACGCATTTTTGCTAAAGCAGATGAAAACTGTGTATCAATTGCCATACCAGAAACCACACCATCTGAACCTTGAATAGCTGAAACTGCATCTTCAATATTTGAATCTGGATCAGCTTGCTTAAAATCAACAGTTTGAGTGATGGAAGTATCAAAACTATTTTTACCAATGATTGCGGATACTTCTTTAGTTCTTGGATTTACACCATGGAAGGCCATCAAGTCTAAACCACGTGCTAATTTCTTAGCATATCCATCATTAAATGCTTTCAAAATATCAATTTTTTCTTCATCCGTGGCATAAATGAATTCATCAGAAACACGGGCGCCATATTCCACCTTAATGGGAACAATCGTTACTGGCGCAATAGTAACTCCACCTTCAGTTTTCTTTCCATTCTCAGCAACAATATCGATATCCTTGTCCATTGAAAATGTAAATTCTTTTTGTCCATTAAATGCTACTGGCTTTTGACCAGATAGGATTGCCAAAGAACTATTACCTTTAACTTTACTAATTAAATCTGTAATTAATGTTGGATCAAATAAATTTCCCTTTGATGTTGTCATAATTTTTTTATTCTCCTTCTAAGTTATCAATTAAATTTTTATATGCACTATTCTCATCTGAACCAGTATTTGGTTCAGGGTCTTTTAGTGGTGGTACTGGGTCATCCTTCTTTACAAAACCAGCTAATCTTTCAGCATCAGCTTTCAAACTTTCTTCATCATCACCAACCAAACGATCTGCTAAGTCATAAGGAAGTCCATTTTCTAAGGCAATTTTGGTTTTTAGATTAGCTGTTTCATATCCTGAAATTTTGGAATTTAAATTTTCAATATTTTGGTCATAATCAGCATACTTTTCTTTGCTCTTACTGATTGTTGATTGAAGTGAAGTATTTTCATTAGTCAATGTTGATACTTGTTTCTTTAAATCGTCATAATCTGAATACTGTTTTACCACTGATTCCTTCTGTCGGTCCAAACGTCCTTGAATAATTTGGTCAAGTTCCTCTTGTGTTTCAATTGTTTTAAAAGTCATAATTTAAAATCCTTTCTCCCACTTACCCGGTGGTATCGGTAATTTTTGGCATAAAAAAAAGACGTTCTAAACGTCTAATATCGTACCTGCTGTTTCTTCTTAGGCTTATCAATTGAGCAAGCCCAATGTGCTAATAAAGCACTATCCATTAAACTAATATCCGTATCATCAAACTGTGATTTGTAACCAAACCCACCACTGGAACCGATATTCCTTTTTTCAGAATTTGTCGCTACCACTTTCAGTGATGGTTGATCACTATGACAAATTGACTGCTGGTAAATTCCTTGCTCCCACAACGAATTAGCATTGATTACTTCTTTAACTGTCGGTAAAATTGGCGTCTTCAATCTGAAGTCTTTCATGTCAGCAGCTAAAATTGATTGGCCACTTTGACCATCAATTACTACTTGCTGAATGTCAGCAGTTCGCAAAAATTTCAAAATCCATTGATTGCCGTTTCTTACCGATTGACAATCAATAGACTCTACAAATACTTTTCCTGATAAGGTATGAACTGCAATACTCATTGCAACATTAGCGCCATCGTTACCGTATTTAATTCCAACATACAATGGACCTTGTAAAATCGGTAAAGAATGAACTTTCAATTCATCCCATTCATTTTCTGAAATAACCGATTTTTGATTATATTTAATCCAAAGCCCTAAACGTTGAATATTAAAATCAACTTCATCCTGTCCAACTTCATCTTGAATTGAGCGTTCAGTGAAGATAGTTCCCAAAGATGGATTGGTTTTATACCACAAGTCTCGGTCTCTAATATTTGATTGCTCTTCAACAGACCATTCAGCCCATCCAGCGTTTTCAAGTTTGCCTTCCAAAACACCATTGCGGTAACTGACAAATACTGTACCTGAAGATAAAGGTGTTGGTGGTGTTCCACAGAAAATAGTTTGTGGATTATCTGAATCGGTAACAACATATTTCAATGCTGATTCTTGATCAGTCGTATACTCTTGAGCTTCATCAATTACTAGTAAATCGAAACCTTCACCAAGTCCACCAGTCAACGTTCTAGTACGAAAATCAATTCGACCACCAGTTTCAGGTAAATCAATTCGTTCACGTCCAACAGGTTTCAGTGACTTATATTTAATTTCAGCATTATCAAGTAACTTAATCAATCGTTCCCAAGATGAATGTGAAGTTGAAGTTCTATGTGCAGTGTGAAGTATTTGTTCACCATTTAATAATCCTTGCAGTTCACGAATAACAACAACTTCAGTTTTACCATTCCGACGTGGAATCGAATAACCAAATTTGGTGTGAACCCAAAGACCATCATCGTTAACAGCAAACAAATCTTTAGCAAGGTCAACTTGCCATTTTTGTGCAGTTCTACCAGACTTTTCATAGTTTTCAATCGCTGGTTTGTATAAGGATTTAGTAAATGGAATAATCACCGATTGAGTAGGATATTGATTACCAAGTCTAACTTTAGTAGTCATAACTAATCCTCCTTCAATCACCGCAGTTTAAAGACATGCTTGGGTCAAATTTTTATCTCCAGTCTTTAGACCAAACATCTTGCCTTCTACCATCCCCCGGATGATAGTCAACGATACATCTACATCTTTCGTGGCGGTGAAATACTTCGTTTGGAGCCTCACTGTATTCGTATGTACCGGCCAAACTCTTACACCAATCGCAAGGTTTACCAATTACCGTTCTAGTAATCTTTGGCTTTAAGCCAACCTTAGATTGAAACTCCACATTTTTTTGAATCGAATCATCAACAATTGATTGTGTAAATGTAACTAATGGTTCGTTTAGGATCCAACGGATATCATCAAAGTTTTCAGCAGCTGTTAAACGTTCAACTAACCCTTTAACCTTTTCTTGATTAAAGTCAGGTACTTGAGCCTTTAAATGTAAGTTGGCAGCCTGATTAAGTTGATTCTGAACGTCGCTCGCATAGCCAGTTACAATATCGTAGTTATTTTTTAATGTATGATTCATCAATCTATTCGAAATATTGAAATACATTTTTTCATTTGGTAAAGATTCAGCAGTTACAAATTCATTAATCGACTGTGATAAATTTTGTCCAACTTCAATGGCCAAATCATTAACTTCTTTATAAGTAGCTTTTTCATTCTTCAATAACTCAATGTCTTTTTTTAAAACCTTACTTTTACTGTTTTTATCTTTAAACGAGCCATCAATTGATTTTAAAAGGTCAATAACAATATCTTTATCCATTATCATCACCAGTTTCTATTGGTGGTTCTTGATCAGAACCTTTAACGCCAGTAATTTCACGAATAGTTTCTTTATCCATAAATCCCGGAATGGCTTGATTCAACTTAATAGCACCATCACCAATCAAGGAAAGCATGTTGGCATCAGCTTCAAATAATGGTTCCCATTTTGGTACGGTTTTAACAAATTCTTTACGTTCATATGAAAGATTATCACGTAAGCAAGCAGCTAAATAAGCAACATTGAGAAAACCACTTCCGAGTGAACGTTGTGCCTTTCTACCGGCTAATCGAAGATTCTCATGACTAGCTTTAATTGCTTCCACTGAAGATGGATTATCAGAAACAAAACCTAAATCGTCCATAGTCAAACCCATTTCACCAGCAAAACCAGCAGCTGCAGTTTTAAGCTGTTCAGTAAATGGTGTCATTGAAGATGTCGTAAATTGTCCAACAACCGGTTTATCTCCATCAGAATCCTTTGTGAATTCCAGCATGGATGAAACAGTGGCTTTCCATGAATCCATTGGTTCAGAATCTTGGCTAGTTCCAAGAACATACTTTTGTGGGAATGAATAAAATTCAGCAGTAATATCTGCTCTTTCCAAAGTACGTTTTGCGTATCGCTGATAATACATCCCTGACCTAGTTATTCTTGAACGTCCAAATGGTCTAACCGCATCAGGTCTATGGATAATTGGAACCAATAATGGATGATTTGTTGGATTATTAATTGTTGTCACATTGCCATGGTCAATAAATTGCGTTATTTGTGGTAAAAAATAGGCTTCCAAAATTGGATTCCCATAATCATCACGTTTCAAAACCGCATATCCTTCAGTTAGTAAATTAGTAATTGGATCAATAACACCTGTCGCATTGCTTGCTTCAATAACCTGCAATCGAACTTGGTCATTAGCCTTAGAAATATAAATGAATGAACATGAACCAATTAATGCTGATAATACAGCTGAATCAAAAAATACATCAGGATTATTAGCATCAAAAATTTCATTAACCTCAAAATCGTCGTTATCAAAATCCCTAAATACTAATCTATCCGCCAAAGAATCTACACCTTT